GTCCCTCACCGGTCATCCCGCCAGCCTGTTTTAGGGTTTCCATTCCCAGAGCTTTTGATAGCCGCGCGCCGGCACCGGCGGATTTAGCGGCACGACATCACGGAGGATCCAGGCCCAGCGTCCCGGCGCGTAATTGCCCATGAGCCGTTCGATCGCCCAACCGTGTTTCGGCTCCCACGGGCCTTCCCTGAATTTCCGCGCCACGCTTTCGACAAACTGCGCGGGCACGCAGTAAGCCAGCCGGCAGGTGGCTACGACGCATCCAAGCGATTCGCTGTAATGCTTCTCAATCCAGTCAACACCCGTTACCTTGCACGCAATGCTGTCGAGCCAATCGCGCTCTTCTTCCGTCCATCGTTTCGCAGCGTGGATCGCCAGCGGCCCGCGATAGCGAGTGTACCAATCCCGAGTCTCGATTTCCTTGCACCCGGTGGCCACCAACATCGCCCAGGGCTGATACAGCGTCAGCGCTTTCATGGCTACGGATCCCGCAGAACATATTTCTTGTCGAACCAGGCGCGCTTACGGTGATCTTCGCAGCAAAATTTCTGGCCTTTGCGCCGGGGTGTGAACGTTTGACCACATTTCGAATACGGGCACTCAGGAAGCCCCGCCGAGGCGTTCTGGCCCTTAAAAGGGGGCAGATTCGCGTCAAGACGCCTCTCCGGGGCGTTCTTTTTACCCCCAATGTGGGATAGGGCTTCCATTTTGCTGGATTGGCTCATCGGAAGAGCTCGTGCTGCTTTTGGGCCTGGGCCGCGGCTTTGTTCAACCAGACGACTTCAGTGCGCGTTTGACTGTTCGTGTTGGCGCTGACGAACTGGCCGGAAGTCCATTGGATTTTGCGCCAGCCGCGGAAGAGCCGCTCGTAGAGCGGGCCCGGGTAGCTGGAAATGATGACCATACCCTTCAGCGAGCGCAACAGCTCGGCCATCTCTTTATGTTGCGCATCCGTCATCTCCCAGCGATAGCGGTGCTCCACGGTGGTGCCTTTGTGTTTACTGCGCACGTCCATGGGATAGGGCGGATCCACGTAATGCAGCGTGTCGTCGCGATCCATTCTCGAAAGGATATCCCTGGCTTCTCGGTTTTCGATGGTGACGCCCTGTAGGCGCTCTACAAAAGCCGCGATGCAGTCTGGATAAACTTTCCAATCGCTTGCGGCTGTCGTGCCCGACCTATTCGCGTTCCAGCGGAAGCCGGTGGACATCAGCGAGCTGATCCGTGTGTTGAACCCGACACGGGAAGCTTTCAGCCGGCTAATGGAATCCGATCCCCATCCCATGAAGCTGCGGATGATCGTGCGGCGAGCTCTTTCGATTTCCGACGTGCTGTGCTTGTAGCTGAGTTGGAATTCCTCGCGCGCATACGGAGTGACGCGCAAGAGCGCCTCGAGGCGCGCCGCTTTGTTGCGGTTTTGAAGCACGCGGAAGACGTTCACCACTTCGCCGTCGAGATCGTTGTAGATCTCGGAATAGCAGCGCGGCTTTTGCATCAGCACGCTGGCGCCGCCGCCGTAGGCTTCGGTGTAGACGCGATGCTCGGGGAAAAACTGGATGAGCTGCGGCGCCAGGCGGAATTTGCCTCCGTGGTAGCGCAGCACCGGGCGGCGGATCTTCAGCGCCGCACTTTCGATGGGCGTAGGATGTGCGAGTGCGCTCATTGTTTCAGCTTGAAATGGCCAAGGCCGCAGGGGCAGAGGATGACGTAGCGCCCGCCGCCGGGGTCGATTTCGTGTTTCGAATTTCGAGCTTCGTCATTTAAGAGAAGTTGCTCCACCGGATCATCCCGATAGTTGGGGATCCACTGCGCTTCCCGGGACCACATGTGCCATCGGCGGATCGTGCCGCCAGGGACAACCGGGCATTCACAGAAAAACGCATCTTCTTCCGCCGGATGCTGCCGCCATTCGGTGAGCCCGCGCGTGGAGCGCGGCTTATTGGCCAGCATGCCGGAGCCTTCGAAGAATTCGCCGCGCGGGCCGCGGCGCATCTCTTCGCCGAGCTGCTCGCGCGCCAGCGCCAGGCCATAGAGCAGCCCAACGCCATAGCCCAGGAGAATGGCCGCGATGGTCATGATCCACCAGCGATGGAGGGACAAATACAACACGGCAGACAATAGTCCGCCGATGAGGCAGGCCCACATCTCAAACCAGGTGTTGCGGATCTTCCGTCGTAGCTCCCATTCAGCTTCCGCGCTCCAGGGGATCCCGCTGCCGGAAGCCGGCGCCGGCTGCTGCTCGATCGCTGGATGTTTCATCGCTTAGGCTCCTCGAAGAGCGCGGGCTGCTGCCTTTCGCGCTCTTGCTTTTTCTGGCGCGCGAGCTGCTTCTGGCTGAATTGCGGGGCTTCGTGCTCGAGGCACGGGCCGCGGCGCACGCCGTCCACGCGGTGCTGCGTCATGCGCCGGCATTTGTTGCACCAGGCGGTGCATTCCAGCGTGTCGCGCGTGTAGTGCTCAGGCATTGTCAGCGGCAAACCTTGTGCCCAGCGGTGTGTCCCGGGAAACATTGCTGAGGCTGCTGAGGCTGCGGCGATTGATTCAGCAGCCCGTAGTTGTGGTGCGCGTAGTAGCCTTCCATCGAGCCGACGATTACCGGCACACTCCAATAGGCCATGCCACGCCAGAAGCGATTCGGATCGTCATGGCCCAGATGCCAATTGGCGATGTGCAGCCCGCTCTCAATCCCGATCGCCGCCAAACCGACGCCGATCAGCTTCTTATGCGACGGCCTCTTTCCCAGCAAGGGATTCTGCTCCGTACATTGCGGGCAGCGATCGAGCACCAGGATGGAGCTGCGGACATCCGCAGCGATGGCGGCGGCAATGACCGCCTCGCCCGCCCACCACTTCCAATCGCTGTAGAAATGTTTGGGGCCGACTCTTCCCGCCGGCTTCGGCTGCTCGATTTCGGTCTGAGCCTGCACCACGCCACTGAACAGAGCCAGCGCGACGGCGACTGCCAGAATTTTATGCCTCATGTTTTCACCTCCTTCAACCTCTCCTGGCGATTGCCCGGCGGCGGCGCTGCTCGCGCAGCCGTGCCATGTCGTGCTTGAATTCCGCTGATCGCCAGACGAAGAGAATGTCGAATGCCAGCCACAGCACAAACAACGCGCAGACGATCAAGAGCGCATAGCCGAGCATTTCGCGGACGGTCATTTCTTCAGCGCTTCCTTCAGGATCTCGCCGCCCCACCTGGACTGCAGATCCTCGCAATAGCTCTGCATTTGCAGCCCGGTCATCGCGCCCCACATGTAGAACAGCTCCTCGCTGGAGCTCGCCGGGCAGTCCGGCGATCCCCTCCAACGCATGGCGCTATCGAGCAGCTCGGCACGCCGCGCCGGCGGAATATTCCGCGAGGCGGTCGCCATCAGCAGCTCGAATCTGCGCCCGATGTTCATACGCTGAGGGAGCCCCCAAACGGCAGCGGCAGCGTCGCCCCGCGCAGCTTTTCGCGCACGCGGCGCTGCTCCAGGCAGAATTCGCAGAGCGTGCGCCCCTGGTTTGCCGGCGTGTTTTGGCAATCGACGCAGATCCCGAGCGCTTTCAGCGCCGCCCGCCGCTGTTTCATGTATTCGTTCTTTTTTGTGCGTGGCATCATTCCTGACCCGAAACGGAATCCGCCACCGCGGCGGCGCGCGATTCCCGCGCCTCGCGGATCGTTTTCAGCCGCCGCAGCTCTTTCGGATCGAGCTGCTCGAAATCCTCTTCCGCGCGGCGGATGAGCGCGGCGTCTTCGTCGCCCGTGAGGCGCTTGCGAATTGTCTCCAGCAATCTCATCGAATTAGATCCAGTCCATCTTGCCGTCGAGATCCGGCATCGGCTTGTTCAGGTCCACTTTCGAGAGCCGGGCACCGTCGCCGTATTTCGTCCACAGGAAGAAGTGCGGGCCGATCTCGCAGAGGAAGAGATCGTCCGGGCGGTTCTTGTGGCGCAGCAGGTCTGTCTGGTGCACTGGGCATTTCGCCGCGCCGGCGAGTTCGGTTTGCAGCGCGGCGATTCGCGCGGCGAGGCCCGCCGTGGCGGCGAG